TCATTGTTTTTCCTCCTTATCTTCGGATAATTGCTCCAAGGTTTTTAAAATAAACGGCGGCACTTTAATTCCGAGCTTTCCTAAATTCTCCACAATTGAAACGCCTTCGGTACCGATCAGAAACATCAACATCGCGTCGCGCAGAAAGCCATCCTTGTTACCCACGATGATGTCCAATTGATTCGCTACAATAACAAAGGTGATCATCCCCACTTTCTTCCCTAAACCTCTAAATGCACGATTGGAGCTTACTTTTTGGGCTTTGGCGCCTACCAGAAGACCTGTCACATAATCACAAACCATAAAAATAGCCAAGGCGGCCACAAGGTTGTCGAGGCCGCCCAAAAGATATGCCAATGTGATGGAGGTACCACCTGTAATGGCTGTCCATAGAGTATCCGTATTTTTCATTTTTTCTCCTCTCTTTCTCTAAAAAGGCATAAAAAATACGCCTTCATCGGCGTTTATTTATGTCGCAGCACCGTCCTACTGTGTTATTACACTGCTTTTGGCGTTGCTAGGATAGTATTGGCTTCCTCTTGCGTAATAAATCCTTTATTGACCGCGTTTTGAATGTTTGTTTCTGTAATACGATTCATTATCCATAGATTAAGAAGAAATTGATACATTGCTTAAACCTCCTTACAATCCTAATGCTTGCAATAATGCTTTTTCAAGGGCAGATACACGATTCTCAAGGCTAGGCTGTGGTGGTTTATTCAGTGAGTTTTTTACATTGTTATACGTTGTTTCATCAATGACGGTAATGTCCGGGTGTTCGATTGGTTCACCATCATATTTAAAATAAGCTACATTTTCATTATCAGGATAAATTTGTGATCCTGCTATAATTTTTGTTAGATCCAATCCTTTATAATCGGCGACTCCTTGCGTATTAATAAGATTAGATATTTTAATATATTTCATCGTTTAACACTCCTTTAATATCTTAAAAATTGTTCCATTTGCGTAAATATAGTTTGCAACGCCGCTTGAATAGAAGATACACCAGTCATGTAGGTTCTATACTGTACGGAGCCATCATTTTTAATGGAAGCAATGTAAAATGAACTTGAACTATTTATATAAAGTATCGCTACTCTTGGGCTTATCCAGAGTGTCTGGTTAAGTGTAGTATTCTCAGCTATAGATATCAAAATATTTCCATACATATCAAATATTCTGTATTGAGAACTATTGCTGTCGTCACAGAAGCCCTCTTTTGAAACCTGATTCACTCTTGAATAAAGTGAACTATTTGAAGGGCTCATTTGTAACAGATTACCGTTGTAATCATATTTTTTAATTCGGAAGTTCATTGAATCATGGATGTAAATGCAATCATCGTAAATATCTCGCAATGAGTGGTTCGCATCTAGTGTGACAACAACTTTGCTCGTTAGTAAAGTTCCTGCGGCATTGTAGGTTTCGTAAACTATGTTATTTCCATTTTTCATAACTTTATAATATCCGCCATCAGGCAGTAATTTATATCTAACTGAATAGTTACTATATTTGTTTGATAACCAAGGCGCTTGCGTATTATCGTTTTGGTTTGAATATGTTATTAGAGGTGATAGCGTTCCAGTAATTCCAAAAATACTAACTCCATTTTTAATGTTTGCTGGGATTAAATTTGCATCACCCTTAACTTTCCCACTTCCATTGTGATATCCCGCTGGAATGACTTGATCAGTCGTGGTTGGGGTAATCGTCATTGCTTCCCTGTTCGGCATTGTTCCTACTTGTTCGCCACTGTCGTTTGTGAAAGTTTTTCCACTCAAGACATCTCCGGGTTGAGCGTTACCAGACCCCCCTTCACCCTGTAAGATAAAATTTATACCGTTGTAACGGAGTGTATAAATACTCCCTGCTTTTAAATTCCCTGCGGATACATCGTTTCCGTTTGGCTTCTTAATAGCTTTAGCGCCAAGGTTATTAATATTGATTGTTGAAGGTCCTGTATTATCAACATTGATTTTTACTGAAACAGCCATGCCTTCAACATATGAGGTTGGCGCTGGATTTAAGGTAACTGAATAAGCATTCGCTGATCCGGTAGCAACTCCGTAACCGGGATGCTTCACATAATCAGCCGAATGCGCAACAACTGCATCATTCACCTGTTTCACCGCATTCGCCGTCGCCGCCTGTGTCGTCGATGTACTTGATACAGTATCGTTCAATTGAACAATCCCCGGCGCGTTTGTACTAGCGGTCGGCAATTGAGATGTCGGCACTTTCGTGCTTCCGTCTAGCGATGCAACACCATTAGCCGCTCCTTTTTGGCTGGCCGGGATCGCGTCTGTGATTCCGTACCCAGACAGCGTTGTCGGTTTACTTGTGATCTCCGCAAATGCATGTGTGTGCCCTGTCGGACTTGCTCCAACGTCACTAGCTGTAAGAGAAACTGCTCCTGTTTTTCCGTTGACACTCGTTACTGTATTCCGTTGTGCGCCCGGCTCGATGCCGTCTAGTTTAACTTTGTCTGCCGCAGACATTCGCCCTGCTTCTGATGCCGTAGCTAGCTTAGTCACTTCCACGTCCAAAATGTCAAAGTTTTGGTTCAAGTCATCAATGTTGACGACATCTGTGCCTTCAGGTTTCTTTAAACCTAAGTTCCCTGTGAGTTTCATCCCCTTCACGCTCCCTCATATACCTTGAGCTCGTTCCATGTCTTGCTTGTGGCTTGATTCCATGTGAGATTTTTAACCGCATTCCACACCGTGTATGTGTATTTGAAGCTGTACGCCAAATGCGCAGGCTTAATTTGTTCTAGCATTTCAATGAATCCTGACATATTTGGCGGAATGCCTTTTACACCGATAAATTTCACCTCAAACCGATACTCGGATGGATATTCGATGACATCGACTTCTCCGCCACTGAATGCAGCCGCGGCGTTCTGAATCATCTGCTTTGTCGTGGTTCCGGCGCCACGAAGTTTCGCCTTGATTCGTTCCCTTCGCCACTCCGTCGGTTTGGTCGGATCCACTGCCAACCCAAGTTCTGATTCCCAAAGAGACAGGCCCCATGTAGCTGTTGTGGCAGAAAATTGGTTGGGAAGATTATCGATCTCTGACCAGAGCTTTCCAAGCTCTTCTCCTTCTGCGTTCATTATCTCTTCAAACTCCCGAATACCTCGATAGTAATTAGGAAGATATTGAAACAAATCAACCGATGTGGCTGGTGATGAATGTTCTTGCTGATCTGTGCCAAAGAGAGTCGCGCCGTATAACGTTTGACCGTACATCCATCACACCCCTTTCAGTTGATTCCAAGTGATCGGGCCTTTGGGCATAAAATCCGTTGCGTGCTTTCCGTCCAGCAAATCCGCGTCAAGTCCGCTTCCAGCACCGTCATTGTTTTCTCCCCATATCTTCCGCCACGCACCGAACATATCCGTAACATCCCTTGCTGAACGGACGTATAAATAGGCCTCCCCTCCATCATTTCCCGGCCACGATTGCAAAAGTTGGACGCATGATGCTTCGCTTGTCCCTTTATAAGAGAAGATCGTTCCATAAGGGACAGGATAGCCGTTGTTGTAGACGATACCGGCAACGAACCCATTAGGCCAAGCTGATGGTGGTGAGGACGACGGGATGGAGATTTTTGCTATCAAAGATGGAACGGTTAATGGACCCGTCATCGAATCCCCAGTTTTATTTACAGCACCAATGTCAGAAGGAGATAACGGATCGGAACCTCCCTGCGCATGCGTTGACTTATGACTGCTGGGAGTAAATGTACTCGGCTTCCCTGTCACTCCTGTCCACGGCACGCTATCCGCCGTTTCTGCCGCGTCTACCTTCCCGTCGTAATCTGTATCATAGATGCTTTTCAACATGTCACCGACAGACTGAGCTGCCACAAGAAGCTGATTTCCGTTCGGTGTACCGATATACAACTTGTTTGTGTCTGTACAAAAACCTAGTTCACCGACATCCAGTACAGGAAGTTGGGCTTCTGTTCCTCTCCTTATCTTAATCAATACTTGTCTTGGCATTATTCACCACTCCTAGAACGTTCCACCGTCAATGACAGCCACCATAAGCCGGTTTCCGTTCGCTGAATCATAGACGATGCTACTGCCATCAATGTTTACCGCAACACCATTCGTGTCAACCGTAATACCTCTGTATGCCTTTACTTCCACGGTATCAGCTAAAACGTTAATTCCGTTCCCAGCTCCAACATGTAACGTAACGGTATCCGCTTGACCGCCGCCGGTGAGTCCGTTTCCGGCCGTAATGGTTTGTAGCGCGCCACCCGTACGCACCCATGCTGTACCGTTCCAGCTATAAATCTTTTGTTCATCATCGACATAGCATGTCCAGCCTGTTTGTGGGGTGTACAGATCCCATGCCGACCCATTCCATTCTGCAATTTTGTTGGTTTGACCCGACCATGCGCCGGTTGCGCCGGATGGGATGATGTATCGATCACCGACTGCCGGCGTAGTTGGCGGTGTAGTAGTGATGCGGTTTTTGACGCTGGCTTGCGGTTCGATATTGCGTTTTGCGAGTTCAATCTCGTTTCGGATTTTTTGCGCGCTCCACAGGTCTGTTGGTCCTGTGCCCGCATCGTTGATTTGACGGTGGATAGCAGCATTGTCGATATGGTCTCGGATTTGCGCTGCGGTGGCCGTTTTGGTGCCGTCTGACACTTTATTGACGCTTCCGCCTGTTACGTCTGCTTTTTTGATTTTTGCATAGTTCGTACCGTCCGCAATATCGTCAATGGTTCCGTTTAAATCCGTCAGGTTCTTTGTACTGATTCGTTGCCATGCCGTACCCAAGTCCAAATATAGATATCCGTCATCTGTCGCATAATAAAACCTTCCCTGCACTGACGCGTTAGGACGATTTGCCAACGTTCCGGACATTACACGTCCGACTAAAGTATTTATCGTACCGTCTCCAATATACACTTCTTTTGTGTCCGTACAAAATCCCATTTCCCCTTGTTGCAACGGACCGTATGCATCCAGTTGCGCCTTAGTTCCCCTTTTAATCCGTATGGTTTGGGGCATATTATCATCCCTCCCTCAAGAAAGTTCCTCCATCAATCATTCCATCGGTTTTGTATCGCTCTAATTCCGTTTGTGTGGCCGTGATTGCCTCCTGAAGCATATTCACATCATCAGCCTCAACCGTATCGCCTGGCGTTTCGTAAGATATATAGAGCTTTGGGGCGTTTGAAAATATCTTAATCATCGTTCGCCATGGCCGTTCAGACGGAACAGACAAAACAAACTGATCCGTACGACTCCCTGTCATTTTGGCTCCTGTATATACGCGGACGGTGTCTTTTACCACGTTGTCATGCTTCAATTCGCCTTCGTAGACGCCATTGATCGGGATGACTTCTTCCTCAATAACATACCGATTGCCGTCCAGTTTTTTATTTAACTTCGTTGAAAACCGATCAATCTGTTCAGGATACGCCAACCCCTTACACCCCCAGTGCCACCATTCCGAGAATCGGCACCTCATCATCTTGCAACGCAACATTCGCCGTGCTTCCATTCACAGTCAGCCCGTTGTAATCAATGACACCTGGCGTGTTCAATAAGAGTGTTCCGATTTTTGCGTAGCTCACATAAGTCATAGAGAAAGCAATCTCTTTCAAATATTCATCGAGCGACGCTGCAAATGCATCTTGTACATTTTGCAGTGTATATCCCGATGCCAAAATGACGTTTGCCGAAACGCTGATCGGTTTGCCCGTCGCCGAAGCAACCGTTATAGCCGCGCCAATGGGCCGCACTTGTTCGATATACTCCTGCACTTGAGCAACCAATTCAGTGGTCGCTGGCTGCATGTCTGTGTTGACGATAGTAATTTTGACAGTGCCAGGGCCGTTCCAAAGAGGAGTCACTCTTGCCGAACCCACTCCAGCCACTTCTGTCGCCCATCGCTTATAATCCGCCGCATTTCCACTCGTTCCGGGCTCCCGTACCTTCTGCAAAAAACGTTTTCGAAGGGAGTCATCACTTTCTTCATCCTCACCCGGAACGAGGACATCTGCTAGTATCGCTGTTCCTAGTCCGTCAATCGGTTCGATCGGAAGCAGACTCCCAAACTCTTGATTGCCCGCGCTTCCTAATGTTTCTGCTTGCATACGGAACTGACCGTCTGCAATTTTTCCGATAGCGACATAGACCATGTCATTGAGCCGGAATCGACTCCCGATCGGAATGTCAAACGGCGCGCCGCCCTCATCCGTGAACACTCCTTTTCGAATGGCCGGCGTCGCTTGTTTTCTATACACACCAAAGTCCGCTGCACGTCGATCCAAATATTCACCCGTCGAGGTTTCTCCGAACGCAAGACGCAAAACAACGTCCAGTTCTGCATACATCTGCGCCAATTCCATCGCAGCTGGCGCCAACGCGTCATAAATGACAGAACCTTCTTGTTTATCAACATCGTCAGGAACTCGATCAAGCATCCTCTGCAAAATTGCCTCAAACGTTTGGTCCTCAAACAATACCACTCACCTCTTTGGACGCCTCTATCTTTCCATAGACAGTTTGGCAAACAAACGTGGCGATAGCTGAATCCCCTTGGAACTGAATGCTGATGTCTTCGACTGCTAGGATGCGCGCGTCTTGAAGCACCGCTTCTTCGATTCTCCGAGGCAATTCTGCTTGGACAAACAATCTTTCTTTGCCACTTAGATTTTCAAAGCCGTAATCATCGCTATAAATTAAATGCTTGAATCGTTCGGTGCTCAACATTTTGAAAATCGATTGCTTGATAGCTTCCAACCCGTCAATCATTCCGATGCACCGGCCTCTCTCAAAGTCGAGACGATACGTTTTGGCAGGAAAGACGGAAGTATCGACGATATCTGTATCATCCATCAAAATATCTTCAGAAGGTAATACTGCCATCACTTCACCACCTTATCTAAAACCACAAATTGCTGGCCTCCTTGAACGCGAAGCAGGATTACTTTATCGCCGCCTTTTAGATTTGCTTGTTCCGCCTGCTCCGTAACAACCAAAAATTCTTCCGTCAGTTTCAATCGCTGATGTATTTGAATCGCAAGAGGGCTTTCGGATACAACCGTGCCAAACAACACATTAACTGGATTAGTCGCTTCCACAGCTTTCACAGCAACTGTTTTAATTAAATCTATCAAGCTCATCTCAAATCACCTTCAAATCTAATTGCATCGTGTGCACGCCACCTTCCCAGTTGTGCGTGCATTCGTCAACGAGAAAATATTGCTTGATGCCGATCTTTTCGATGTACACAAACACAAAACAACCAGCGCGCACTTTCCAATGGCCGAGGCAGGTGAGTTTCAATGATTTCGTTTCACGGTTACGCAACGTAATTAACTTGTCCAACAAGTCTTTAATTTGCGCGGCCGTCATCCTTTCATCGACTTTGCGAAATTCTTGCAATCGTCCCCATTTAGCAATGTTCGCGCTGTCTTGGGCAATATAGACCTCGCGTTTTCCTGTTTTTTTGTTGTCTTGCACGATCTTGATACGATTGTACGTTTCCTCGTCGATTGACTTTTTATAGTCGAAATCAAAAAGCAGACTCTCTTCCCCAATGTAGAAGTCGTCTGCTCGAATGGCCATGTTATTGATATTTCGCAGTTCCAGTTTCCCAAAATGATCGAACAGTACATAGTTCCTGTTCGTTGCAATCAACGTTGAATCTAAAAACTTTGCCACCACATCGAGCGCTTTTTTGTTGTCTTCGACCATCGCTGGCACTTTGTATCCCGTTTCTTCAAACGTTCCAATTTTCAATCCTGCATCGGTTGCAATTTTCCTAATGCCGGCCGTGGCCGTTGTTGAAGAAAAGACAAAGGTGTCGTTGTACATCAAATATCGAAGCTGATCATACGCCTTAACACTAAAATCACTATCCGCATTGAATCCTGTTTCAAACACATAGCCGTAGAAAATCTTGTATGATCCGTCGGTGACACGAATCACGGCTCCACTATTGATGGAAAACTTACGCGGATCCTCTATCACCAACTTTGCTTCCAAGGTGCCGGCTTTCCCGATCCGGCTGGTTGTCCATTTTAAGCTGGCCACGGGCATGTCCCATATGGTTCCGTCTCGATTATCGATGAACACTTCCATTTCATTTCACCCAGTCTGGCGGGATCTTTAGCACTAAGCCGATAGGCAATCGGCGCAATTGACTGTCCTTGATACCGTTCAATTTCTGCAATTCACGATATCTATGACCACTGCCCGTGTAATACTGCGCCACCTTCCACAAGCTATCCCCTCTTTTAAGCGTATAGGTTGTTGGTTTCGGCTTCGTATTTTGCCGAGTGGGGTATTCTTCTTCACGATTTGTTTCGTTCCGTTTTTTGCCTTGGCGATTTTCATTTTTTTTGGGCCGAATGGTACATATTTTTTTAACTCAAGAGAAAAGTTGACGTCCTCGCTACCAAAAGACTCGTCGTATTCAAAACGCTCAATGGTCACCAATTCATTAATCGTAAACGGCCCATTGACATAAATATATCGAACGGGCTGTTTGTGATTCAGCCACTTTTCCAACAAACGAATATAATCCTTCGGCTTTTTAAAGACCGTCGCTGAATAGTGCGTCGGTTGTGCTGGGAAGTAGGACTCCAGAGTAAAACTTTTCAGCTTTGCTGGCTTCGGGACATTCACTTTCCCTAACGAGGCAATCGTAAATTCTTCTCCGTCCCCTTCTTCCTTCACATTCACCTTTTCGGGGTTAACCGGGAGACGGAAGAATTCCCGGTCATTCACGACAAAATATATGGCTCTTTCCGTCATGAGTACGCCCCTTCCGCCGACCGTGCGATTTCATTTGACATGAGCTGTTCAATACGTCGGATCAACTTGTTAATGTCGACTTCGCTGCGAATATCGCCGGTTTGAACTTGGACAGTCGGTGTCAGTGTGATGAAGTACTGAATCGACTTGATTGTCGCCAACTCTTTGAACACTTCTAAATCTTCCTCAGCAATATTCACCTCATCATCAATCTTCCCAACCTTTCCGACTTTATCCAGTTTGCCGCCGGTCGGGTTTTTGCCTTTATCATTTCCAATGGGATTCTTCATGCCAGGGCTGTTGGCGATTTGATTACCAAGCGCTTGGGACGGAAAGGATTTGAACGGATTGCCTGTTTTCCCATTCGGAATTAGGCTTTTCGCTTTATCCCACACTCCTGCCAGCTTATCTGATACGTTTTTGCTGAAGTTGATACCGGCTTTATTCCCCGCGTCAAACGCTTTGGGAAGGCTGAGCAAATTCATCCGTGGAATACTAACCACATTTTTGCTGCTTGTCGGCGCTTGAAGATTTGCTGCCCAGCTTTTCAATCCACCGGAGATGTTGCTTACCGATCCGGCACTCAGTTTGCCGATCGTTCCGATGTTCACGCCTGGTATCATGTTCAGAGCTTTAATCAGACCGTTAATGGCTCCAATCGCAATATTTGCGCCAGCTACAAAAGCACGAGCCAACGCATTGGCCGCACGATCAAAAGACCCGGCGAGCGCCGCCATGTTGTCGATCACCATTTTGGCTAAATCGTAGAACAACTTTTTAACGGCGTATGTCGGATCGATAAACACGTTGGCCAGGAACTCAGCAAACGTTGCAAACAGATTCCATAGGTTGGCCACACTGTTCCAAATATAAGCCCCCAACGCCGCAAACAACCCTGTAATAAATCCAATCACCGCAGCTGTTTGTTCTCCCCATCTTACCGTGGCATAAGCAACGAATCCGATTAAAGCAATGATCGTCAGTAATACCCACGTGGCTGGGGAGCTAAGCATAGCTGCATCGTATACCCATTTTGCGGCTGCTGCCATGAGGGTAGCTGTTCGCACTATCAACCATTTCGCTGCAACACCAAGCAAAATCGCGCCAATCCCAGCTAAAACAGAGCCAATTACCGTCAAAATCGGTGCAATCCACGCCCAATTTTCTTCAAAAAACCGTCCAACGGCACCAACCATTCGATAGAAAAACTCCAGCGCATCAAAAGCAAGATCCATGCCTTTAATAAACACGTTGACAAAAAACATCGCATGTTCCGCCATCGTAGCGAACGCATCAGAGTTCACGAACTGGTTAAACTGAATCAGCAACGGTTCAAATGCGCGGAACGCCCAGTTTTTGAACATGGTCATCGCATCGGAGAAGGTTAAAGGCATGTTTTTAAATTTTTTCTCGATCTCATCCGCAGCCTTAAACAGGGCATTTTTGATAATATCCGCCGTAATCGTTCCTTCGGCTGACATTTCCTTGAGTTGTCCCTTTGTTTTTCCAGTGAAATCGGCAATGGCCTGTGCTAACAATGGGGCGTTTTCCATGATAGAACGAAATTCATCGCCCTGTAGTTTGCCGGCCGCCATGGCTTGCGTCAGCTGATACATACCAGCCTGACGCTCAAATGTCGATGCGCCGGATACGGTGAATGCTTTTCCCATCAACTCCGAAAAACGGACGATCTCATCATTGTTTTTGAAAGCATCTTCTGCTAGCAACCCTAGCTTTGCCACTGAATTGGCCATATCGACATAACCGCTTCGGCTACGCTGGGCGGCTTGATATACTTTCTCTTGCAGTTGCGCTTGTGTTTGCAAACCGTCATTGATATTCGCTAAACGGGCTGATGTAGAAACATACGTATCCGACGCTTCTACAAATGTTTTCGCTCCTTGTTTGATCGCCTCCAATGCCATATAAGCTGCCGCCGAACCAGCAAAAGCACTAAAGAATCCTCTGACGGCGCTAGTTGCTTGATGAATAGGGGAGGCAAGCTGGAAAATTTGGACTGAAGCGGGGTTAAAGCATCGGCCGATTGTTTAGACGCCAAAACTAGACGTTCTAAATCGGCCGATGCGTTTGTAATCGCTTTTCGCGCTTTCGCTAATCCTTTCGTATCTAATTGAGTCGCGCTCGCATCCATCTTTTCCATGACGCGAATGGTTGCATCCATCGCACGAATCATTTTCATCAGAGGTCCTGTCAATTTGTCGTTTAACGCTAACGTTGTTTGCACTCCAGCCATTCGCTCACCCCCTCATTTTGCTTTTTATGCGGTCGTGTTCTTCTTTCTCTTTTTTTAATTCCAACTGAATGCTCGCAATGACAAATGCTTTTTCTTTTCGATCCATTTCCAAAAATTCACGAGGTCGCCAATGAAAACGGTGGAGAGCAATATGTGCGTAAAATGCCTCTCCACCTTCTTCAATTAGTTTTTTGCTTCTTCGACCTCTTCGTCCATCGTTTTATCTAATCCTGAAATTTCCGTTACCTTCTCAAGAATTTGGTTTGCTTCTCCTAAAAGAAACATTTCAGCAAATAGCTTGTCCGCACCTAGCACACCATAGGATTCTTGTAGCTCACGGTCATTTAAATCTGGGTACACAATCGACGCCACGCAAATTTCACGATTGTATCTCACCACATCAAAAACGCGCTCCATTTTGCCGCCTTTACCTGGGCGAAATTTGAAACAACGCTCGTTGATGGCATCAGCTTCACCCGCAGTCAACGGGCGTAAAACGAGTGGTTCGTCAAAACGATCCAGTTTCAGCTCTACATTTTCGTATGGCTTCGCATTCCCTTTTAAAAACGCCTTAAACTTGCTCATATAGGTCCTCCTTAATTAATGGTTTTGAATTGGTCTAGTAAATCGAAGTCATCAAACGTGAATGACACTTCATCTTTTAGGACATCGTCTGAATCTCCGTCTAATTTAGCAATGAGTGTGCTGTCCGGCACAATATTTTTAATGATCGCGGTTTGCTTGCCAGCCGCACTCGTAATATCTGCATTAACGAGCATCGCATCGAAAATCGGCGCTTTCCCTGTCCGCAAATATTCCAACGCCATCGCTCGAATTTCCGGGCGGTGGTAGTAATACGTCATATTTCCTTTTCCGTTTGCTCCAACGATTTTGCTGCCGTTCATACGTGCACCGACACGTTTGACGTCAGCCTTGATATACTCAATGGTCGCGTCAAACTTTACAATCTCTGCAAACTCATATGACTTCCCGTCAATCGTAATATATAGCGTCCCTTCTTTCGAAGAAATGGCGTCTTTCGATTCCATTACACGCGGCATATCGATCACCTCCGTTGATTACTTGCATGCAATCGTCATGTAGAGCTTTTCCATGGCATCCACGAATTTGAGCCCCATCTTCACCAACACGACATCCTTTTCATCACCTTGTTCAACCACGATTTCATCCGGATTATATGGCTCCAAAGCGCCAACCCGCACAAGAGGATCCAACACTGTCTTCATCATCTCTTTTTTGAACAAGTTTCGACCGTCCTCATTGTTGTTTACTTTTCCGACGAAATACTTGGAGTAGATATACTGCGTATTATCCGAGACGATATCCATTTCGCGAATGATTTTATTTTTGCGAAAATCTTGATTTTTGGTCGGTGTGAAGGAACGGAACGTATTGATGTCTTGTTCCACCACTACCGAGTCCCGATTGAATGTATAGACGATATGGCCATCTTTCAACGCTTGCTCGATTTCCTCATGAGTTTTGCGCTCGCAGTCCACCGCTCCTGGATACTCAGCATATGTCAGCGAGCTTGTTCCGGCACTCGCGTACGCCGCCGCATACCAATACAACGCATCTTTTGCCGATAGCTGCTCGTTTCCCTCAAGCGTGACACCATTGAGAACAGACACCACACCTTCATGGTCAGCAGCATTGTAGCTGTTCGTAACGAGCGTCACGTTTTTTCCGTAATTCTCGCGCCATTCTTTTACTTTGAGCGCCAGCAGCGCTTTCACTGTTGGATCGTCCGTACCAACCGCGACCACCTTGAAATCTTGGGTATCAAGACCTGCCGCAAATTCCGCATAGGCATCATTGGTTGCAATCCCTGTGGTTCCGCCAGACAGTGTCAATGTGATATCGGATGTGGGCAACTGACCGCTAAACGTCACAAACGGATTTGGTTGTAAGTCGGCGATGGTAGCTACCGTTTGTGTGTCAACGATATCCCCGTCAAAATATGTTTTCACCGTCGCCGTGCCGTCTAAATTCGCCGTCACTACTACCGATAGTTTGTTGCCATCAGAGCCGGCGTGCTTGGCGGTCGCTGTCAATCCTCCACCCGTTGCCGCGGCTTTATTCCCCCGCTATTCAAGTTAAAAATCAGTACTTGACTGGTTGCCTTGAACGCTTCACGGAGTGGAACGATTTCGTTCAAATTCTTCCCTAACACTTCTTTAAATTTGGTGTTCGGCGTGACCTTTACGAACTTTCTCGCTTCGCCCCAATCTAATTTGATGGGAATGGCCACAACCGTATTGGAGTCCGGCGTCGTTGTGTTCAGGCTGTTCGTTTCAAAATTGATATACGCGCCAGGACGAATTTTGTTTTGCGTCTTCCATGTACCTCCTGCCATTATTGAACCTCCTTCGCTTTCCATTCGCTTAACAGTGAGTCGACTTCTTCTTTCGTGTACGTTTTCGCATCATCTAAAAGAACCTCAAGCAACCATCGATCTTTCCCATATTCCGTCGCGTTCATAAAAGCCGATTTTCCATATCGTGCCTCTGACGTGCTTTTTTCAGTTTGTCGTGCCAACTTCCACCCCTCCTAACGTCTGCATCTTTGTTTCGTCCGTCTTCTCTTGAAGCCGTACAGAAACAGCAAATGTAATGACAAGCACATCGTCCTCTTTTGTCCCTTCTAACCGATGTACATGATACTTGTTAGCGATATATTGAAATTCTGTTTGAAACGTTTCAAACACGTCATCGCATTCTGTATCTACTTCTGTAGATTGAGGAAAGTACACTACATTGAACGAATACGACCGTTGCACTTGACCTTTGACTTTTCTTTCTTGGCCAGATCGAATGATACGCACAAGAAAAGCAGGAGTTTGAAGCCCCTGCTTAATTTTCTCGTCGTATACTTTGACATTTCCAAACACTTGTTTAATTTGTTGAATGATGAGTGTTTTAATCTCCAAAGATCCGCCTCATCTCCTTTTCGATCTCCCGTTGCCACATGTTCGGGGCGATTCGGCGCATGTCATCCATCGTTAGCTTCAACATAAACCGTCCTTCTACCCACCCGACGGTCTGTCCAGCCACCACGATACGATGTCCGTTTTCCACAAACGATGCATATTCTGCCTGGTTGTAAATGTGAATATATATCGTATCACCCTTGCTCATCACATAATACTTCCAGTTGTTTCGCAAGTTTCCGGTATCAACGGGCGTTAGTTTTTTCACCTTTCGAATGGCTAGCTGTGCGATGCGTCCGGCCACTCTCATTTGCACTTGATGAGCGATTTTATTCAGCTCCACCAACTGCTGTTTTAGCACTCGAACTTCACTAAACTCATAGCCCATTATGCATACCCCTTTCTGATGAGCAACACCTCCTGGTGGGTAACATACACAAACGGTTCTTTGGCCGACTCATATCGAACGCCATCGATGATAAATATATCGCCGGCGCGTACGTCAACGTCGCCGGATAACAAGACTTTGACATCATACTGAATGATGTTGGCTTCGCCTTGCGATGCGTTATTGAGCGTCATGCCAACAGTTGAAAGGCGACAAGGCACGTTTTCGTGCTTTGTCGCCCACTGCATTCCGTCGGCGCCATTTGGCTTCTGATACGGTTCGTATCGTTGGATGGTAGCTGTTCGGTCATACAGCCGTTCGACCGCGGATTTGGCTTTGAGAAAGATGTCACGGGCCCGCATGCTACCACCTCATTTTGCGAAACTTATATAACGCATTCTTGTATGAATGAACAACACTCTCTACTTCTGTTTCGCCTTGGCTCTTTTCGTGGGTCGTGAACGTGATTTGCACGTCCCCTTCTTTGATGGACTGGACAGCCGGTTCGGCATCAGGAGTGTTTTTTTGCCTCAAACGAACCAAATCCACAACCATGTTCGCGTGGACATACCGCAACTCATCTGGAACGTCCTCCCGATTACAAAACGTCTTGATCGCCTGGCCAACTTCATCGATGTACATCTCCAGGCGATCGTCAGACAGAGAGGTGTCCAATTGGGCTTTCACAATCTCAAGAACGGTCATCACTATTCAGCTGCCTTTTCTGATGCCTTTTTTGCCCCTTTTTTCGCCTCTTCCTCCACCACTTCTTCGTATCCAGCCTTTTTAAAGGCGGCCTCTTGTACATCGTTGTGCGCGACCAAAACAACGTCGCCTTTTTTAAATTTCTTCATGTCCCGTCACCCCTTACGCGTTTTTGTGCACGTAAATGGCGTTCTTTTTGTTCTCGAATACGAACGCATCGTAACGAATACGTCCTTCCACCAATGTACCGTTAATGCCTGGCGGATTTTCATGCGTGACATAGTCAGTCAATTTAATTGGTGCCACTGTCGCCATCGGATGCGTAATGAAGAACTCGACGTTGGCTGGCAAGTAAGAAGACGGCACCGTAATCAATGGAATCCCGTCAATGAGACCCACTTGCCCTTTCATTAGTGCATCCTGTGCGATATCAGACGCTTTAATGAAAGACGGGTCTAAGCGAATTTGTTTATAAAAATTCGCGCCAATATACGCTACGCGACCAACCAATGGCACTTTCAAGTCTGTAAGTGTCGTTGTCGCATCCAAAAACGCCTCATACGCATTATCCTTTGTAATCGGCGCCGTCGCCGTCGTGCCCGCATTGGCGCAAATGACTGCAAAACGATAGATGTCCACCTCCGGCACAACCACTTCGTCAATCTGACGGGCAAGCGCTTTGCCGGCCTCCATAACACCCATGGTATCTTGTTTCGATTTATTATCGATCGTAAACGTAAAGGACCGATCGCGTGTTACTTTCATTTCTTGCACACTGTTCTCCAGTTCGACCGGTGTGCCATAACGATTGTTTCCTGACGGCGTATAATCTTGCATCGGTGCTGTTGGGATCGAGAATACCTTGACCGTTTCGACCCCAACCCACTCCAAATCTTGATTTACAGCTCCACCCGAAAGAGATTGTTTTTTGAAACGCTCGTCGACATATGGCGCATACTTCTCCGCATAGTTAATTGGCATTGTTCATTACCTCCTACACATTAAATAGAATTAAATCCAGCTAAAAACGGATCCTCTGGATCCCCGCCAGTCGGATTGCCTTCAGCTGGTTTGATCCCCGTAATTTTCGGTTGATGGTTGTTTTCAGGCACAAATAAAAAGGACTTGGTTTCTTGCAGCGTCTTTAACTGCTCATCCAGTCCTTTCGTGATGTTTCCGTTTTCGTCTAATTCAATAGCGTCCTTGTCAAGAAGCGACGCAACCAAATCGGCGTCATGCACTTTTCCATTGATCGCGAGTTTAATCGCGCTGTTGAGTTGTGTTTCTTTGATTTTTGCCTCATATACTGCCTTCTCGTCTTTATATCGCTTCTCTAATTCCGCAAGCTTCGTTTGTAGCTCTTCATTTCCCTCGGCTTGCTTTTTCAACTGTTTTAAGTCGTTGTCGCGCTGCTCTAGCTGTTTTTTCATATCGTCAAGGTTGGCTTTCAACTCATCGACTTTGGTCTTGTGAGCTTCAACCGACTTTCCATGCTCGGCCATAATTTTGTCAATGACCTCTTTCTCCAGTCCTAAACTTTCGAGAAATTCACGTTTCATTCTTGTTCCCCTCCAGGTTACGTTTTTTTACGTGGTTACGGCCACGAACCGCTTTGTTCTTTAACGTCTACAAATGCTAAAAAGACGAGGGAAAATAAAAAAGCACATAACCGTTTTGTTTGGTTAGGTGCTTATTCTATAATTTGAATTGACTTAATTTCTGGCTCACCAACACCGATATATTTTCCGTCGATAAACATGTCAAGACTATCATAATCATTATCGGTATCTTCTTGGTCGGTATAATCTTGGACAATCCCCTCTAATATTTCACCATCTTTGAGAGTAACTCTTATTTTCTTTCCTACATATTCCCATAATCTCAATGCTCCATCCCTCTTTCTTTTATTAAAGTTGGAACAATATGAGTTCCTGTCTTACTATAATGTATTTTAAAGTCTTTTGTTTTTACTTCTTCTCCCGTTGTTTGATCCACATATACCCCGATGTATTTATCACCTTTTATGAGTTCTTTATTTATCCATTCTCCTTTGCTACTGAATTGAAGTACACCAGTACCAGCATATTTTCTCACTAACTCATTAGCTTCCTCATAAGAAATCGTTAAATAGCTTGGCTTCTGCTTACCCTTTGCTTTATTTCTCTCTACATAATCAAGATAGCGTTTATGAGACGGATTATGCTTGTCGTAATGGTTTCGGCTGTGTTCCAATTTATAAACACCATTACGAATATCGGCTCGTATCTGTTCTTCTAACGCTTGGCGCTTCTCTCTTTCTTTACGTTCCGCCTCGAGCTTCGGTTTCAATACATGTTCATTATACCACTCTTCATAAGGAACCGAACCCACCAATCCATTCATGGACTGGCGTTTTTCGCCGTTTGTGTACTCCGACTCATCAAAATGCGGGATCGTCGTCGTTCGGCAGCGCACATGAAACGGCGGCGCATTCGTGCCTGGCTTATAATCTTTGACGTTATAAACCTTGCCGTCTTGATATCTACAAATATCTGATGTTCGCATATCGAGCGTGGCCAAAATCTCGTATTTCTCCATTCCTGCATCGCGATAGCTGTTGTGCGCAGCTAAATTGTGAAAGAAGCTCGCTTCCGTCCTAACCAACGCTTCGGCGCGCGAGTATGCAACGTCTGTCACTCTCACTATTTCTTTGGCCGTCCGATCGATGGACCGGCCGATGATGAAGCTTTGTTCGAGCGACTTTCGAATGTTTTGCATGGTTTCTTGTTCGTGGCCCCAAATCCGTTCAGAAAACTCTTTGCCACTCCAGTTATACGACATCACTTCGCGCATGGTGCTGTCATCAAGTATTTGAACGTTTGCAGGGATGCCGGCCATCGCGAAATCATACATGAAGTGGTAGTACGAGTTTTGGTACACATCGACCAACCCCGTATAGGTGTACTCCTGCAATCCGTTTTTTCCGCCATAGAGGTGCAGCATCATCATTTCGATTTGCGCTAAAAGCAACTCTAATCGCGAAATCCGAACACGATAACTGACTGCGTTGAGCAAATTTTCGTATTGCGGATTTCCCGCGAGGGCCATAGCACGAAACCGGGCCAAATCGACTTGCTTAAATTCTTCAATTTCTTGGGACGTTAAAATCTTTTTCGCCTCATACAATGAAAGCTTGTTATCTCTCGCATACCTTGCGTAAAACGCTTCAATCTGTCGCACAATATCTCGCTGCGCTTCTTTCAGTCGCTGTTGCATCTGCGCTAAATATTTCTCGACAATCAACTGCGCTTCCTGTTCTCTTTGCGCGGCACGCTGCTCCCAATACTGCCGGCTATTCATTTACGTTCCCATCTTTCCTTTGTTGCTGGAACGCGCCCTGGTAGCCGTTATACATTTGTTCTTGTTCCTGTTGCTTCTTCAATCGTTCCTCGACTTGCTCCGTATACCACGGATGATTTTCACGAATTGTCTGGTCATCGAGAATACCAACCGACGCCTGGCAGTTGGCGATCACCTCTGACTCATTAATGATGATGTCACGGTTGAAGATAATTGAAATTGGCTCATTCGTGAAATCGCCTTTTCCTGTCATGAGCAAATACTGGTCGATGAACCAAATCAAATGTTCTAGGCTTGATTGAAACTCGGTTTCAAGGATGTTGCAGTCCATATCTAAATCCGAATATCGGTATCGAAGCGCCACTCCACTGGCGTTGCCCAGGTTCTCATCCTGTGTATCAACCCCGCGTCCAAATTCATAGATGGCTTTCCGGATCCGAAGAAGCTCTTTTTCCACCGCGTCTGTCTGAAGATCGGCTTGGAGCTTATCCACATCACCGTTTTCATCTAACTTTACCGCCCGATATCGGTTCAAATCATTTAAAAATTCCTGTAAGTTCGTCCCGCCATAATTTACTAACTTATAGATGAAATTCGGGATGTCAGCCAACAGATCCGCATTTACGGAAGCTTGCAAATTGTAGTCATCAATCAATGACTTGATACAGTCGATCAGTGGCTGCTCTTCCTCATTGTACTTGAACGCAATCAACGGCATGCGCTCCCACAGATACGGCTTTCCATCGATCATGAAATGATAGTTTGTTTCCACTCCAGCCAACACATCTGGGACAAGCGAATCTGCCTGCCAAACATAATATCGAATTCCTTTCGGATGATGATACTCGACCTTCTTTTGTTTTTGCTTTTGGCCATTCATGAAAATGACCTCTTCATAAACACGAATAAACGACACGATTTCTTCATGGTCATTATCGGACCAAAACGGAATAATCTGCTCGCTTGGAATCTTTTTAAACGATAACTCGCCTTTTTCGTCAATATACACATATAAAAAAGCGATCCCTTTATTGATCGCTTCTTTGCCGAGATTTTTAATCACCTTTAACAGCCGTTTATCAAACATATCTTGCATAATTTTGCGGTATTCTTCGTTTTCTGTCGCGATCGTCGGCTCCTTTGAAAGCAAATAGCCCACCTTTTGATTGACGAGCTTCTTCACAAAGTCATGAGCCAATTTTTGATTGGAACGCCACGTGATTTCCTGATTTTTCTTTTCAATGTCCATCTTCGTGCGGTAATATCGATCGCCGAGCAACATCAAATTCCGCTTTTCGCTTGTCTCCCAGTCTTTGACGATCGCCGCCAAAAGTTGCTCATCTGTCATGATCCCTTTCGCAAGCTCCGCCAACGCCCGCTCATGCCATGGCGCCCTGAATAAGTCCTCAATCAGCACATGATCACCTCCCTATTTCAAAATTGATACGGATGGCCGTTTCATATCGTCTTCAAACGCATACCGTGTGGCATCGATCGTATGGTTATTTTTATCCTCCAGTTTGGGCTTTGGATTGCCGTCTGCATCTACCTGATAGTCAATAGACTCAAATTCTCTTGCGATGTTTGGTGTTCTCTTTGGGTCAATGACGATCGCCTCTAGGTCATCCAGCCATTTCTCCCCGTACTCCACGCTTCCCGGCCCCTTCTTGGCTCCTTTGATTCGTGGTATGCCGTGCTCTTTCTTCATTTCATCTATCGATTTCGGTTCGGCACTATCGGCAATGATCGGTTCAAGATGATAATTTTTCGCTTTGATTTTTTCAGCTGCTTCCCGGTTCGATAACTTTACACCATATATTTCGTCAATCGCGTAAATCGTTCTCCTCGTTTTATCGTAGTGCCAGCGTACAAACGCGAACGGATCCACACCATATCCCCAGTCAATGCCCTGGCGGATGTTATCAAAGCTCTTCATCTCGTCATCCGTAATCGTCCGAAACACCAAGTTGTCAAACGGTACCACACCACTCCCGATCGGCTCGCCAAGGTATTCATGACGATACTTCATTTCATTCGTTCGCTTTGTGTGCTCCGCTTCCTCCATGAAATCCTGCGACAAAAACGGATTATCCAAATACGTCGAGTGATGAACGAACGTGTTTTCAGGAAGAAACTGCGTTTCGTATTTTTGGTTCACCCATGATTGCCTCCGTTTTGGCGGGTTATAGCTGTAAAAAAACGTATATCTCAACCCATCTGGAAGCTCTCCGCGCAACACCGACTTTTCGATGACAGACACTTCTTCTTCTGTCTTAAATTCAGCAAGCTCTTCGATCCACATAATTGCTAGTGGAAATTTCGATGCTTTAATGGATTTGATTTTTTGTGGGTCATCAGCACCGCGGAACAGAATCCGATTTCCTCGCGGCAGATACGTGATCCGCATCGGGTTGATCGTCACTTGAAAATACTCTGTGACACCCAATATTTCCATCGCTTCTTTCAGCTGTTCCAACACCGAATCCGCTAGCGTGTTCCCGACCCTGCGTACAACAAGAGCCGTCACCGGATACCGCATCACCAGCAATAACACCATCATTGCGATATGCGTAGATTTGGCGCTGGCCCGACCACCTTTCAGTACATAGCGCAAATAACGTTGCTGTTTCACCAGCGCCCACACTTTTTGGAACGTTGGTGTAAACACTTCAGAAAGCCTAATCTGCTTCATCGGACTCACCGATGTCATCGATAATTTGAACACCAAAATTGGCGTCAATTTGCTGGCGCTCGGTCCACATGGCGAAGCGCTTGCCGAGGAGCTCAGCGGCTTTGACACGATCCCGAATGCTTGGTGTCTTATCTTCCAATTCAAAAAATCCTTCGCCTTTTCCGACAGGGATTTCTTCCGTGACCTCACCACGCAGCACTTTTGTCAAAAACTCCAGCACCTCATCCTGCGAAGCGACGCGTGCTTTATCTTTTTCAGCTAAGCGTTGACCGATGTACTCTTTAATCGCAACATTTTGCAACAGTTTGTGCGCATGACCTCGAGCCGTAGCGTCGGAATACCCAGCCTTTCTCGCCGCCTCTTCTGCGTTTCCTAATTCGATATAATAATCCGCAAACGCTTTTTGTTTTGGCGTCAACTTCCGCATCTACATCCCACCTACCTCCTCCTCTATTTTCTTTTGATCGCCCCGCGATGTCGCTTGTACGTTGGCCGATTCACGCCCATGATTTCGATCCAATCGCGCCAGGTCATCTTGTCCCTCTTCTTCATACGACGCAGCTTTCGTTTATCTTTATCACTCAACGCCTCGTGCAACTTATACACGTGGATCACCTCACTTAAATAAAAAACGCCACCCGATCGGGTGACGCCAATGGAAAGAGGTTCGGCTTGCCACTTTTCACTTATTAGTGGCATTCACACGACAAAAATACAGTGTTATAAATAAGTTTTGCTTTGACAAAAGTAAAAATGATATTATTAAGTCATAAGGAAACATTTATGTTGTTGTTGAATATGATTAAAAAAGGGGGCGAGGTGACATGAAGAAAATCATTGGCATTCTTTCTCAAGTGAATATGTCTGTACTTCTTATTGCCTTTTTCTTCTTGTTGTACGACCTCACCCTATTGAAACTGGACGTATTTGGAAACCGTACCGTAGGTGTTTTTTATATTAGAGAACTTGTCTCTCTCGTGTCCGCAATATTGACAGTGAAAAGTTTCTTTAAAATCGAAAACCGTTATAAGGAGAAGGAAGAATGAAGCTTATTCTTCCTTTTTTTCATCTTTCGCTTCTACTGGTAGAGAAGTTTGTTTACTCAGAGATTCAACGTATGCTTGTAATGATTTTTGCAATTGTCCGGGTAATTGAATTTCAAGATTTTCTGCATTCATAATCAAACGTTCTTTTTGTTCATCGGTTGGCTCGTTAACTCCCTCTTGAGTTTGACCTTGCTGCTTTAGTTTTTGCCACTCCAGCAACCTTCCCACAATCCCCGGTGTATCGAATTCTATGCCGAAAAACTTTACTCGCCCGCCGATTATCCCAACGAGTGCTACTGCTATCATGATGATAGCAGGAATATACCCTATTAATTCGATGGCTCCGGGAGACTGGACATTGATTTTAATATCAATTTCATCGTCAAAATGACTATCAGCCAACGCGAACAAATCAGACATGAAAGATATAAAGTGATGAGCTTTGATGTGGTCTTTCTTACGCACATGTAGAATAAAATGGCACTTGTCTCCCTTGATATAAAAGTCAAATAACGCTTTATCAATATACTCGGCATATCCATCCGCTTTGGAAATAGTATGCTGAGAATAAATAAGCCTGTATAACTGCGGGTCTAAATGATCTCTTCTTACAACCTTAATCCATTTTACTTTTCTTCGTTTGCGATAAGGGCAAACTCCTTCATACTCAAAGAACCACTCCGAATGTTCGTCCATATCTTCAATCTCAATGGGGATATTTTCCTCGTAAGGCGTTTCGTCTTGTATAATTCCAAAGTGTATATAAGCTGATTTATTAGAAGGAATTAACACAACATCGCCCTTCTTGATGTCATGACAAAACGCCTTAATCTGATTGGCTACATACTTGGGCCTGTTTTCGTTCTTGTATTTTTCCCGAACAATATCTTCTAATGGACGGTGATCGTGTAAGTGTTTCAACTCAATTTGGTTCCATCCGATACCTATGAATCCATCATGAACAAAATGGTCATAATACTCTCCTGAATTCGTCCTTACAAACCAATACCCCCTATCTATCGGAATGTTAGGAATGTGTTTTGCTAACTCTTCCATTACCATCATCTCCCCTTTATCCAAACTTTTTCAATCTTATTTTACAATGCTACAAATGTTATTATCTATCAAAAAATGAAATAGTCCTCTTCACCCGCAAAGGCAGAAGAGGCTTTCGTTTATACGTTTTTTTATTTTCTTTTCAGCTCTCTCGATCATCGTTTGGACACTGCTTGACGATATGCAGAGATAGTTCGCAATCTCACTATATGTCAGACAATATCCACGCGACATTAGATATACTTCCCGTTCCCGATCAGTAAGCACTGATAAAGCATCTTCGATTCGTTGCCGGTCCCATTCTGTGATAACACTTTCCTTTTCGTGATCGTCCCATTCGTAAGTTGGTTCGCTGGAACGGAAAAATTTCTGCATCAGTAACGGATCAAATGGTTTTTCGCGTTGATAAGCAGCTCTTCGTTCAATACCACGTCGATTACCAGGTCTTCTTCCTGTTGTCATCCACTCTATAGCAAATTCCAGATCCGAAATCATTCCTCTGATTATCTTTTTATCTTCATCCGATGCCTTTTCTAGGAGTTTCTTTGCCAACCGTAACGATTCCCTATATTGTTTCAAAAGCTCCTCCATCGGACCCCTCCTGTGTTATACTTAATGCAGAGAGCTGTTAACGCCGGGAGAAGTCCGGTCTTTTTTATTTATTGATCTTTTGCACGATTCACAAAACATAACCAATGCTCGCGGATTTTTGTTGCTGTCTTCGACCCGATCCCAGGGATGTCTTCTAGTTGCCCGAGCCATTCGAGCATCAGTTTTGTGTCCAACTCGTTTTGGCGTTTAGCTCCGGCGTGAAAACCTCGGTTCCACGCTTCTGCCAGTTCTGCCTGGCGGACAGGGAGCGCTGTCATCTCCCCACCTCGCCTGATCCTGCGCAGCGTTTTCCCCATCACGTCACTACCTTCCAGCCTTTTTTCAGCCGGCTTTTCAACTCGCACTTTTGCAACGGCTCATAGCGGTAGACGGCTTGTCCATCTTCACGTCGAAACAACAGGTACCATTTCAGCCTGCGCTTGCGCTTACTCATCGTATACATCCTTTTGCAGTTTTTGGAGAGCGTATAGTCTCAGCGCTCGGAGTTCTCGCGTCGCATCTACCCAACTTTCCTCTCTCCGATCTTTCTGTTGGCGCAACTCGTTGGCTTGCTCTTTCAGTCTTTGTATTTCATTTTCGAGAACGATGATTTCTTTATGCAGCCGTTCCTTGTCCGCCATCGCCGTTTCGAAAAGCTCTTTCCAGTGTTCAATTTCCTTCTCTTTCTCCGTCAGCAGCTTGTGCGCGTGGATCGCTTCTCGTTTGAGCCATTCGATGCCGGCCTCTTCTGTTGTATCTTCAGTGATCGTTTCGCTATCGGTCGGCTCATTCTCTGCCGTTTCTTGCGATTCAGTCCCTTGTTGTTCCAACTCTTCTTCCAATTGAGCGATCTTCTCCTTTCGAAATCTCTTCCAGCTATACAGCTGTTGTTTGGTGATATTCTTGATCGCTGCGATCACGGCATCGCTGAATCCCTGGCGACGCAAATCGATGTATTCCTCAACAGTCAGGTCGATTTTCTTGGTCACTTCGGTCTCCTCCCCTTTGAGAATATCGTCAATCGATTCCCCGTTCCGGTATCGTTCCAACTGTTCCGGCGTCAGCTGATACGTCCTCACAGTCGTATCGATATTGTGCGCCCGGCGGCCAAATCGTGGTTCGCCGGACCGATACGGCGATATTTTTGTTCTTGCCGGCATCGAGGTCACCTCACTGCTCACCGATCGGCACGATCGTGATTTCCACCCGCGGCGTTTCGCTGTACCATTTGGAAATATGTAAGTCTACCACCTGGCTGTCGTCCTTCCAAATGACGTTTTTGAGAGCGTCCTTGACGCCTTTGACGTAGTTATCCACGTCTGGCTTTGTTGTTGGCCTTAGCTGTCCAGCCTCGGCCGCGGCTTTTTTCTTTTTGCTGAAACTTTTCAAGGTAGGCTTGTACACCTTAACCTCAAGGGAAATCGGCCCCTCAATCAATTGTTTCGGTCGATGTTTCGATGCAGCCAATTTCAAATAATGCTTGAAATCTCGTGATTTCTTTGGATCATACATCCGAACGCGGCCATTTACCGTCGTTGCCCGTGGCCGCCCCTGTGCCACAGGCTCGCCATACACTATGATCTTAATCATTCCTCATCCAACCTTTGCACATGAAACGGATTCATATATTGCTCTTGCAGCTGACACCGTTTCTTGTTTTTGTACGGGTTCCCGAAATCAATTTTTCTGATGCAATACGTCTGCGTGATCGTCGTTTGCCGTTCCACATTAGACACGTGTATTCGGCATGTCGTGCCAGTGAAGTGCCTGCATGTCGGACATAAATCCGGGTTATACCGAACAGGCATGTTCTCGTACTCTACAATTCTCGTCCGCTTCATACATCATCACCTAATGCCTTCCGCAATACATACTCAACATATGTCCGTGCCCCAGCACTGCCATATTCCGTCCGACCAAGCGCCTCTCTAATCGCCTGCTCAAGTTCCTGCACGCGCTCCTCTAGCTCCTGCACACGAGCGCATTCCCAGCACCTGATTCTGCCGTGATGACACACATCCATTCCCATCACCTCGCTAGACGCTTTGTTTTGCCCTGTGAGGCGTTCCTCTCGCCTTTGGGTACTTTCCTATTACCCTAGCAAGAAAAACGCCGTACGGGGCAAAATACGCGGTTTTCTAGCGTTCTAGTTTTCGAGTGGCCAGCAACCATCGCAACGTGTAGTAATCCAAATCGTAAACGGATTGCCCTTGATGCTCCCTGATGCCCATGTCTAACAGCTGACGAATCATCATTTGACGTTTGAGTTCCTTTGTGAGCTGAACTTTTTCATAGAGGATGCCCAACGCGATCACCTTCCTCCCAAGCAATATCCTGTGTGATCCCCAATCGCTCACAAGCTTCCGCCAGGCGTTTGCGCCACTCTCGCAGCTTGTCCTCCTCGTCCCTTCGCACCCTCGCTGCGTCCTCGCAGTCACACGAGGCCACCAGCCACGCTCCGTTCATCACCATTGTGTATAGCCGTCCCGTTCCATCGCACTTCACGCACATGTTTTATGCCCCTTTAGCCTGAAATCATCGCCCTCGACTTCGAGGAGATATGGACCGCACTGCCCGAGCAGCCGGCTGGCCGCAGCGTATCCGATCTTTTCACTCAGCGTACCGCGGTCCTCATTGCTGTTGAACACGATCGGCTTTTGCTTTCGGTATCGCTCGTTGATAATTTGGTAGTACAGCGCTTCTTTTGCCTCCGACCACTTCGCCTTGCCAATGTCGTCCCACACAAGCACATCTGCGTTGATTGCTCCGTATAGCAGTTGGTTCAACGTCTCGCCCTCATCGTTCATCATCTTGGCTTGAATCAGCTCGTCCATGAATGTGACATCTGAAACAACTAGAACGTTGAAACCGTCCTTAATGAGCCGTTTGGACAACGCGATTTGTAAATGGGTTTTGCCGACGCCGAAGTTGTTGTGCTGTTGTTTCATTTCAGCCCGTTTGCCGGCCGGCAGTTCTCGAAGGCGTTGTTCCCCTAACACTGCGATGAAACCGAAATTTTTGTCAGACAACTTTTTTGCACCGTTCTCCACGCTAAATTCTTGCAGGTACTCGACTGTCATGTCATACATATCCTGTTGATATGGCGCCGATCGCCTAAAGTTCTCGAAATTCGCATGAATAAATTCATCGGGAATGAGCGCCTGCTTGAACCGGCGCCTCCAGGCTTTCCGTTCCCGGCACTCGCAAGCTCGGGCAAACTCGTAGCCACGTTCGTCTCGATAGAAGAGGAATTCCGCATCTTTGCATCGTGGACACTCGTAGTCACCCCTTCCATCCCCAGGCTCGTCGTGCTGCTTCGGCTTCTCGGAGGATTTGCTCATATGTCTTTCCGCCTTCTTTTGCAGGTCGGCTAACACCTCGGCGATGCTTGTGAATCGTCCCGCCATCCGTACCCTCTCCCTCTTTTTGCTCGTGATATTTGCTAAGGACCACTTTCCGCACATACTCAAAAGAATGGATCCCGTCGCCGTTGAATTTCGGTTGGTACTCGTCAAACACTTCGTCGATCAGTGAAAGAATGTCATCCAATGGGATTGGTTCTCGTAGAAGCTCTTCTATTGCTTCCTCGTCTTTAGGGGAAAGCGATAGTCCTTTTCCCCTGCGCTGAATATATTTGTTAGCAATTACTCTTTTTGACCGGTCTGTCATATGGGCTTCTCTTATATCATCATCAATATTTTTATTTAAATCTTTATTTATATTTTTTATTTCTTGGTAAGCGAATTCGCTTACTGTAGAGTAAGCAGTTTCGCTTACTGTAGTGTCAGCGTTTTTGCTTACTGTAGTGTCAGCGATTCCGCTTACTGTACTTTCTTTCGTTGACTGTAAGCGCCATGTATCATAATCCTTGTTAAACGCTAGTTTTCTGGATTTGGAAAAAGTACCTTCCTCAGTAACAATGATGATGTTGCTTTCGATCAGCTTATCAAGTTCTTGCTTCACTCGTTGCTTATGCACACCCGTGGCTTCAGCAAGAAAGGATAAGGACATCTCATGATCTTTTCGATTAAACCCATAAGTATATCGCCATATCACTAAGACCAGTCTAAATTGAGTCGGGCTGAGCTTGGTCAGCGCCAGGCGTTCTAAAATCTCGTTTGCAATTTTGGTATATCCATGCTCAAGCTGTACGTCTGCCAAGCTCAACACCTCCTACTTTTTTACACATATCGCAAACCCGTCCACCACACGCTTGACGGTATATTCTGGATATCTCCGCATATACTGTAGTACAAGTTGTTTGAAATGCTCCTTGTCTTTGGCCTCCTCCCAAATCCATCTTGGGAGGAGGATTTTGTATTGCGGCTGCTCATTCAGCATCGAAGACGATCTCCTCTTGCCGTGGTTCCTCGGACTGCGGCTGCGGATCGATCACTTCATATGCTTCTGCTTCGATGTACTCGACTGGTTCTGGTTCAGAAGTGATGTCTTTTCGGACCACTTCATCCTGCGCAACTGCCTGCTGAATCTCAATGGAGATCGGCAGGTACTTCCACATGTGCCGGATGACAGTCTTTTTGGCCATTTCCTCATAGTCCGTTACCCACGGACCGTTATTGGCTGCTTTTGAACGCTTGCGACGTTTTTCAATCTCCTCTTTAGGCATGAATTCGAATTGATAGCCGCCGTCTTTGAAATGCGCAACCGCATAGGCACCAATAAACTCACCGCGGTTTGTCATCGCTGGCTTATGAACGAGCTTTGGATGTAAGCCGTACTCATATTCGAACGTGTCGTTTTCGTAAACCGCATGAGCATAAATGCTTTCGATATTTCCGCTGCGCCGTGCTAGGTCGATCATGCCTTTATAGCCAATGATGAATTGCACATCGGATTGTCCTGTTTTCCCATTCTTGAACGGAACGAAGTAGCAATGTCCAATGAGTCCCGGCTCTAACCCAAGCTGCGCGGCCTGCATGACTGCACCAAGGAGAGAAGGAACCGAGCATTCCAACAGTTTCGGATTCGTCCGGATTGTCGTCAACGCAATGCGCGCCATACGGTCAGCGTCCATGTGTTTAGGAAGAGCTTTTTCGATTTCCGGCCCCATCTTTTTGAGATATGCTGCAATCGTTTGGGCTGGAGTAGGCGCTGCCGCCTCTGTTTTGTTCGCTTTATTTGCAAGCTGATTTTTTAAAGATTGATTTGTTGCCATATAATATGACCTCCTATTTCTTTTTGAATTGCTGTGCCGCAGGGCAAGTTGCCCAGTGAGGGATATGCCCTTTGACAACTTCGCCCTTTGCAGTCACTACGGTAATAATTTCAATATCAACCGGCATGGCTTTGCCGGCGGGTGTTTTAATCCACTCGATTTCCTTGCCGCAACCTCTGCATTTGGCCATATCCATTCACCTACTTAATGGAGAATCGCCGCGATATCGATTCCCTAGCGACCTCTTGATATATTTCTGGATACTTCGCTTTGAGTAACTTCGTATCAACACGGCTGCTACGAACGTTTTTCCATGTGACGATACGATCACCAGCAAATGCTCTTTCATAATCACCGAGCATAGCCTTGAGCTGATTTTCAGCTTCCTTGCGACGCTCGGCAGCTTCGGCTTCCTCTTGTTTGGCTTGTTCATATTTTGCAATCAAATCGGCAGCATGTGGTGGAAGCTCAATCTCTTCATCGAACTTCGCTGTCGGATACAAAGCTTTTAGCAAATCACTCGAAGCATCCGAACCGTCGAACATCGGCGGATTTTTCTTGAGAACGTGATTGTTCCAAAAGTTTGATTCAATCTCGATGAGGTATCGGATAATCTCCTCATCTCGCTCAATTTTCTTGTAGATGAACTTATTGCCGCCGATGAGAACCGCAATCCACCAAGCATCGTATCCTGTGACAGCCATATAGTGCTGGCATTGAATGAGATACTGCGCTGGAACCTCATCGTCTTTCCATTCGTTTTTTAGATGTTCACTCGCCGTTTTGCACTCAAGTCCAGCTTTTTCACCGACAATGAGACGGTCAACGTTCGCGATCATAAACGGGTGCTCCGGATGTTGTAGGATCGCGTTCCGTCGACGGACCTTCAAGTCCGTTCGCCGGCTGAATTCCTGTGCGACGATATCCTCCAGGATCGTCCCCAGTAGGCCGCTTCGCTGCTCGCATTTTCTTCCTGGGCTTGTCCAATCTTTTCGAGATACACCGCAACAGGAGATTTCCATCTGTCCAATCCTGCAATAGCAGCAGCGTCGCTCCCGCCAATCCCCTTCCGGCGGGCGGCCAGCCACTCTTCATGGCTCATTTCGCTTGTATTTGCCAAAATAACAGCATCCAAGTTTCACACCTCCATTTGATTTTTTTGAGGCGATCCTGTACTATGTAAGTAACAGTTCATAGGGGAATCACCTCTTCGAAGCGCCTCGCTCCCTCCAGCGGGGCGTTTTTCACGCCTGTTTTGGCCAGCCGAACTTGCAGCAATATTCATATGCGCACCATTCGTCCTGGTGGATCATCAAGCCGTCGGTAAACTCGAGAATATCGTCCCCTTCATGAATCTCCCCGCCGCATCCTTCGCAGTATCCAATGACGCGTGGTTCCTGAATGCGAATCGGATGCCGGTCGGAAATGATCGGATTCTCGATCATGCCGGCTCACCTCCTTTCAGTGCCTCGAGTCGCTTCCTAATCGCCTGTATGCTCCGGCCGGTTCGGGCAGACAGAACCTCGATCGGCTGAACCCCGTAGTGATGCAGGATGTAGAAATCTTCCTCTTCCGTCCACCTACCGGTCTTGCCGCGAGGACTGGCTTCGTCTTGGCGCCACAACGGCCGGCTGAGCGCTTGCATACGCTGCCCGTGCGGGCATTGTCGGCAAGCGCGAATAGACGCTAGTTCTACTGAAAAAAACTCACAACCGCGACAATGCTGATCGAGTGTCTGTATCACCATCATGCGGATGCGGCGCTTTTCGTCCTTTGTCACACTCTCCACCTCCTTTCTAGCGCGCATCGTCAAAGGTGATAACGCTGATGACCGAGGGATGGAGTCGGCGCAACGTTCCCACCCTTGACGACAGGCGCTAGGCCTGTCCTTGTGCAGGTAGATGGAAATGTGTTATATTGTCATTGGGCTGGTTTTTCTGTGTTGCAACGCCGCTTTGAGGCATTTGCGGCGGATTGCAACTTTTTGTTTTTCCCGTTTCAGCACGGCCACTTCATTCCAATTCCGGCGCCGGCTATGAAGCTCGATTTCTTGCGCCAAACGGGCTTCCCAGCACAAGAGATTCATATATTCATCCCAAGATGGGCTCAAATAGTTCGGTGTGTACGTCATCACTCATTCCCCTTTCTGATAATCGCTGTAATATTGATTCCGCGTTCTTGTAGCGTCGCGATCAGTTCAGCTAGTTGGTCGTGTTCTCTCTTCCGCCGCAGGAGCTCGTCCAACTCTCGACGGCACCGGCGGTATTCTTCAATCCAGCGATCGGCAGCGTCTACATCGCCTTGCTGTAGCTCCATATAGGCTCTCGATACGTAGAATTTGCAGTGTTCAAGCAGGCTGGCGCCGTGCTCTATGTCGCCAGGAAGAACGTTCATCATTTCACCTCCTTCATTCGAGACCGAAGCGTTCTGGATGCGCTTTGATCGCGTCGCGAACCGTATCCACTCCGATGCGGTTGACGTGTTCAACTCCCAGTTCGCTGACACTCAGCTCAAGAATGAAGCTGTCACTGATCGCGCTGATCTCGTAGTACACCCGGCCGTCACCGAAATCCAATTCAGTGACTCGAAAGACATTTCTGACTTTCCATTCAACGAACGCCCGATCTGCTACTTTTCTGACGCCGCTGGGCAACTCATCGAGCGAGATGTTTTTGATTTGCATCATCATTCACTCCTTCTCCCAATTTTTCGATTAGGCGCCACTTGATCCAAATAGGTCGAATTTTCTTCAATCCAGCGAAACACCTGATCGCGAGGATATCGGGCGCGAATGTGCGTGAGCTTTGGAAAGCCTGGAATATCGGTTAAATTGCTTACCGTGGAAAGCTGGACCTGGAAGATTTCTGCTAAGTCTTTCCTAGTTAGGACTGGAGGATAGCTATATCTCTTTCGCCCTTCCTCCACCCCCAACTCATACGCTTGGCGGACGAGATCCTTCACGTATTTATCAATGTCGGGAACCTGCACCACCATTTGCACGACGACTTCCCTTCCTTTTTCGTAGGAATTTCCTCCCTTCTTGTCGAATAGTGACCAGGGAAGGGAGGTGTTCAAATGAGCTGGAATGCAGAAATTGTTTTAAAATCAGGAAAAGTTGTTGCTGTTGCCGACTTAGTATCAATTAATCGCATAAGTCAATCCGACAGCTCTGTTTCTAAAAACACTGACTTTGAAAACTTTGTGCTTCCATCTAAAGGAGTGCTTTCGTTTGTCGGAAAAAACAACATCGCATGGCTCGAAGCGTCTGATATTGAATACTTGTTGTTATTCCGAGTTAACTGATTTCAACTTCCACAAAAAGAGTGCAGCGTGTGCTGTGCTCTTTTTCAAATTCCAATAGTTGTTCAACAATCTGTTTTGCTTCTTCCACGTTTGGGCAAGATATTTTTACTTTCACTTCCATTCCATCTCACCTCCTTCGAAGAATTTTCCTCCTTCCTGTCGAAATAAGACGACGAGTTGTGGATGAATTAACTAAACGTTAATGTTTAGATATTTCGTAAATTTTTCTCGCGATTGTATCGATATCTACCTGAGCCGTCGTCCCTCGGCGGTTTCCTTTTCTAACTTGGTGACACGCGCTTCTAATTCAGCTAACCGTTTCTCGATGTCCATTTCCTCACCCCCTTTCACGCGGTCTATTGCAGGTTTTTCTCCCTTCGCGTTGAAATGTTTATGGAAGGGAGGTGAGACCGTGTTAAAAAACATAGACCCTGAAAAATTTGCTTTAGCTGTTATTAGCTCAGTCTCCACAAATGGCGACTCTCCAGAAACTATTGCGAAAGAAAAACTAAAACTATACGTTGCTGCATTTGAAGAAGCAGTAAATTACAACAAAACAGTTATTGCAGAAAACAAAGGACAAGCCTTAAAGGAGTTTTACGGCAGTAAATAGAACTTTTACTCTTCATAATGGGCGATGATGATCTTTGCGATAACGTAAAGGTCTTCTTCGTCCCATCCTTTTTCGTAGGCAAATTGCAAAAGTTCTTTTGTTTTTGTTAGCGTTTCGTTCGGTAGTTTAATCATGTCTTTCATTCCCCTCACCTCCTTTCACGCGGTTTGCTCTTTCTTCAACAACAATCGAAACGTCTCTCGTCCCTTTGGCGTGATGAGCGTCTGCACGTCAGCTCGTCCGTTTCGTTCCCATTCTTTTAACTCAAACAACTCTGGCACATACGCTGCGTACGGTTTGAGTTTCTTTTTCTGATCGCGATAGACGAATTTATTTTTCAGCAACCAGTCGATGAAGAAACGTTCTTTCACTTGCAATTCTTTCGCTGTATCGCGGAAATTCGTTAGCAAGTTCCGATCAACCAGCGCATCGAAATACTCCACTTTTGGCTTCATCGCCGCGATCTGCTCATTTTGCCGGCGCACCGTTTCCAGCACGCCACGGAACATTAGCTTCGTCTGCTCATCCGCAAACGGAAGATACGTATTGATGAACATGTCCTCGTTCGCGACGTAGCCGCCGGTTCGACGGATGGTTGGGAGGACTACTTCAAATATCCACTTTTCAAATTCCTCCGCCTTTTGTCTGATTTCCGGATTTTTGCTCTGATCAGCCGCCTTAATGATCAAGCGGTATATATCCCCTTCTGGGATAACTTTCACCGTTTGCTCTCCTCCATTAGTAAGGATGCGGTAAGTTACCGCCCCCTTGCAGTGACTTGAAATTGCTTCGTGCGGCCGGCTGTACCCCAATGCTTTTGCAACATCATTACCAACGGCGTGTGGATTGTTGTTAATTTCGACGAATCGAACATCGCCGAACATCGGATGATTAAAAATCTGTAATTGGTTCATTTGGTTTTCCCCTCCACTCCGTTAATGTATTTGATCAACTTTTTGTGCTTATGTTTGTACGCGAGTTGTTTTGCCGCTTTAAGCGATATAAGCCATTTGCCATTGTGATAAGTGAACTCATTGTCCGGAATATCTTTAAAAATCGGGAATTGTTTTTTGAATTCCGACAAACTAACTGGATCCAACTGTTTCACCCCCCACCTTTAGTGAGTTTATCCTGCGTTTTCACCTTTACACTCACATAAAGTGAGATTATGTTTAAAAAAAAGTTCTTCCACGCTCTTTTTATAAAACATGGCAATCTTAATCTTTGTTCGGTCGCTCCCACTTCTCTTCCCTGTTTCTAACATCGCGAGCATCCCGGGAGATATGCCGATTTTTTTTGCAGCTTCTGCCTGCGACAGCCCCAATGCTTTTCTAGCCTTAATCAACTCCTCGTTCAATCTCATCACCTCACTTTCTGTGACTAATTAAATTTTTACACACTTTAAGTGAGTAGTCAATAGGATTTTTCACTTTTTGTGAGAATTATTTATTTACTCACTAATTGTAAGTATAATTGATTGATAAGGAGAGTGATTAAATTGGATAACAAGGTAGTCGGCAAAAGAATTGCATTATTGCGGAAGAAAAGAGGACTTTCGCAAGAGGAGTTTGCAAAGAAAATCAACGTTTCGCCTTCAACTGTTGCAATGTGGGAAGTAGGAAAAAGAGAGGTTAAATCATCGACTCTCTCTGAGTTGGCTGACTTTTTTAATGTATCAACGGATTATCTTCTTGGTAGAACTGATAACCCTTCCTCGTCGCTTCCTGAATTAACTGAAAGAGAAGAACGGAACATTCAAAGAGAACTCGAAAAAATTATTGAGGGGTTAAGTAGTAAAAATGGTTTCGCTGCGTTTGGTGGAATGGACATCGACGAACTCGATGAAGAGGATCGGGAACTGCTGATCGCATCTTTGGAAAACTCTCTCCGCCTCGCCAAGCGCATCGCAAAGCAAAAATTCACGCCGAAGAAATATCGAAAAGAATAACCATCTCCAGGGGGTTCGCTATGGCTGAAAAGATCAAACAAATTGTAGAGAAGATGATCCGAAAGCACGGCACGAACAACCCCTTTGAGATCGCATCACAGAAAGGCATTGTGCTGTTGTTTGAGCCGCTGGGCGGGATATACGGGTATCATCATACGTTCCGTCGGATTCAGATCATTCATATCAATTCAGAGTTGGACGAGCCAATGCAACGCTTCGTTTGCGCGCACGAGCTGGGGCATGCGGTGTTGCATCCCGAACTTAGCACTTCATTTTTGCGAAAAAACACACTTTTCTGTATGGACAAAGTGGAACGAGAAGCAAATGAATTTGCAGTGGAACTTCTTCTCCCAGATGATTGTATTTATACATATCGAAACACTGATATGACCATTTATGAAGTTGCGACAACGTATGGAATACCTAAAGAGGTAGTTCATTTGAAGAAAGAGTTGAAAATTTAAAAGAGCAACGCAAATGGTTGCTCTTTTTAGTTAGCGCGAAACATGCAACGAATTTTGTAATTTGTTTTCCCATTACTATCAACACCAGCATTAACATTTTCATTCATAAAGTCGATAAAATCCTTTAAAGGAAGAGGTGATTTATCGAATGCTCCTTTAGGTGCTTTTTTGGCTACGTCCACGCCGAAAGAAAACAATACCTGTTGGTTTGGTGTTACGTTCATGTCGACAACATTAAAAGAGCTAGCGATGATCGGTAGTTTGTAATGGTTGGCGAATCGATGAATAAAATATGTAAATTTATACCCGTCTTCCGTAGCTTGTTTAAAGTTCATTTTTTTAATTTCGAGATTGTCATATGAAGCAATAAAATTACCTTTGTAGTTACTTGACGGTTCTAAATAAAATTCGCCACCCGTAGAAATTGTTTGAGTTAGGAACGGAACAATTTCTTTTTTAAATAGTTGAATGTCCATTTTTGGATATTTCGCTATGAATTCATCAGCCTCTTTAACCATTTGTTGTTCAAGTGTAAGTTTTGGTTTGTTTGATGATGTGTCTTCTTTACCAAATATTAGACCTATAACTGTAAACGAAACAGTGAGAGTTAAAATGAAAATCCACATAATTTTTGCAATTTTTTTCATACAAATCCCCTACAAATAATTTTTACTCTTTCATTATAGGTATTAATTAACTATTTTTTCTATCATTTTTTAAAAGGAATCCTTGAGGGGGCGGTGCATCTAAAAAATTTTGACTTCCGAATCAAACATATATTTCTATAAAAAGGAGATGATCAGATTGATTATTCACTTGGACGACTATCGTAATAAGAAGAAAAAGAAAACAAACAGCTGCTCAATGGCCAGTATTCCTGTATTTTCACGAATCACCGTAGAGGATGGCAAACTCGTTGGTGTTTTAGAAAACGGTCAGAAAATCATCATCGAAAACTTAGACGAGAAGGAGCGATAACATTGGCTTCGTTCCAAAAGTATAAAACGAAAGACGGCGAGAAATGGATGTTTAAAATGGATGTCGGCATCGATCCGGCGACCGGGAAACGGAAAACGACGACACGTCGAGGCTTTAAGACGAAAAAAGAAGCGCAGTTGGCTGCGGCCAAATTGTACGACGAAATAAATAACGGAGGTTACGTGAAGGACACGAATATACTATTCAAGGATTTCGCACAAGAATGGTTAGCAATATACAGCGAGACCGCAAAAATAAGCACCATTCGCGCCAGGAAACATGAACTGGGGCACTTGATGCGTTACTTCGGCAACTTGAAGCTAAAGGATGTTACACGAAAAATGTATCAAGACATGCTCTTGGATCTCAAGAAAAAAGGATATGCTGACAACACCCTAGACGGAATTCATACAACAGGGAGAATGATTTTTAAAAAAGCGATGGAATTGGAATTGATAAACTCTAATCCTACGGAATACGCCAAGGTGCCTAAGCAGAAAAAAACAGTGGAGGACATTGAAAGCGGCAATAAAGACATGAAATTTTTAGAAAAGCATGAGTTAGCCCTCTTTTTGAAAACAGCCCAAGAACACGGGCTGGCTATGGATTATGTCGTGTTTTCAACCTTGGCATACACTGGTATGCGGCTAGGTGAATTACTGGCCCTTCAGTGGAAGGATATTAACTTTAAAGAACATACCATTGCGATTACAAAAACGTTGTACAGCCCTAGAAACAACGAAAGATATTATCAATTACTGCCCCTAAAACACAGGGATCCATTCGAACCATCAAAGTCGATCCAAACATCATTTCACTTCTAA